TGACCAAGAGAAGGCCAAGGAAGCCGCCAGAGCCGCTTTACAGCAGCAGGAAGGGTTGCCGGTTGTAAAGAGCTATCCTGAAGGCTACAAGTGGCTAGAACTGCACGACAAGAACGACGCCAAGAAAACCGAAGAGGCTTTGTCTTACGAAGGTAAGACGATGGGTCATTGCGTTGGAAGTTACTGTCCTGATGTTCTTGAAGGCAAGAGCCAAATCTTCTCGTTGCGAGACGCTAAAGGTGAACCTCATGTAACAATTGAGGTAAAACCAGCTAAAATTTATGCAGAAGATGATGTGTACGAACAGTTTCCGGGCGGTGTAACTGATGCCTTAAAAAAAGGCGGGCCGAAAGCAGTTGATCAGTACATTCAACAAAAACTGCAACAATTGAATGCAGATCAAAAACCAACCATTATTCAAATCAAAGGCAAAGGCAACCGAGCGCCTAAAGAAGACTATCTGCCTTTCGTTCAGGATTTTGTAAAAAGTGGAAACTGGGCACAAATCAACGATGTCCGTAATGCCGGATTGCGTCGTTACACCGATGTGTTTAATGACAATGAACAAAGAATGATTGAATCATTGAATCTACCAGTGCCTGATCATCATTGGCTTACTGGAGATCAAATTCAAACATTGCATAACGCGATTGTTCCTCAAGGTAAGCGTTTAAAATATGACGCTTATGGAAACATTGTTGGTGAGAATTTTAAAGATGGCGGTCTGGCAACTAACACCGACACCATCAAATCTCGTCTGACAGAGCAAGGGATGCCTGAAGACAAGGCATTCACGCAAGCCTTGAGGCTAGCCAACGAAGTTCAGATGGCCGGAGGTGGTTCTCTGAGGGGTCTGAAGAACCTTCCTGCTGCTGCCAAGGCGTCCAAAGTCACTAAACCTGTAGATGTGTTGCCGTCAGAAGATAGTAAAGGTAAAGAACGTCTTTATCATGGGGGCAACATAGGATTAGAAGAAATAAAGGGCGGTACAAGTCCGGGGAACATTTTTGGTGGAATTTTTGCAAGCCAAGACCGTAAGGTTGCAGCAAGTCATGGTGATGGGTCTGTTTATAGGATGGATGTGCCAAAAGAAGCAATCCTTTCGCAACAAATGCTTGACTCTATGGACGACCTGAAACTTACTGGCGTTTTGAAGAAAGCTATGCCGTGGTTAAAAGATGAAGATATAAATGATGCGTTTGAAGCTGTTATCAAAGATGCGGCGCATAAAGTTGATGATGATAAATTGATGAGAATCTTTCGTGAGGATTCGTCAGGAGAAGCAAGTTGGGAGGCACAACGTATTAGAGGAGAAGTTGCCAATTTGCTGGGAAAGAAAGCTGTTGAAATGGCAGATGAGCATGGCACTAGTTATTTGGTTTTGCCGGGTGTTAAACCAATCCCAGATGTAGAATATAACGAGAAAGATATAACTAAAGCCAAGGGTGGATTAGCCTCTTTGAAGGGATTGCCTGCTGCTGCAAGGGCGGCTAAAGCAACAGAGGTTGGTACAGTAACAAAAACCACATCAAGCCCGATTGAGCAAGCGACGGCTAGCGCAATTGAAAGATTGCGAAAAGATGCCGAAAACAACAATACTGATGTGATAGCTAGCGATGCCGCAATTGAGAACGCAATCAAACGTTCAGCAGAGCGGTTTGCAAAAGACAATCCAAAATTGTCGATAGAAGAGGTGGCAAAAAAGGCAGAGCGGGATGCTATTGCAAAGTTAAAGTGGGAACGGCAAGAGAAACCAAGACTTGAGGCGCAATACGGTGCTTTGCAAAGGTCTTCGTACAGCGACCCAGCAACTAAGCGAATGATGAATGTTCCTGCTGAAGTAGAGAAACGCATCAAACGCGCAGAAGATTTTTTGAAACAACCAACGGAGCCGTGGACGCCCCCAAGAGGCGAGTTACAGGCGTTTGATCGGTCGTTAATCAAGGACGCAATAGAAGGATTTCCGGGGGTTACGCAAACCCGTTTCCCAAGGTATGAAGCTCCAAGGGCAAGTGGAGAGTACATTGATGAGATTTACAGTGATCCTCGCAATAGGGAGTTGATCAAGGGTCAAATACAACGAGGGTTGCCGCTTGGTGGAGAGACGTTTTACGGAAGTTTGTATCCACTAAAAGTAGCGGCGATGGAAAGAGGTATCCCAGCGGAGAAGTTTGAACAGTTTGTGTATCAAACGGCACCTGCCAGTGCTCGCAATTCAATCATGAACGAAATGGCAGTAGGCCAGTTCATGAGAGATATGGCGGCGAGAGGCTTGCCGTTAGATGAGAACACTGTTAAATCAGAAATGGCAAAGTTCAAGCAGCAGTACGGAACTGGTTTGCCTTTGATGCCTGTACATCGAGAAGGGGTCAGGCAAGTCATTGAGGGCAATTTGAATATGCGTGATTTGCTTAAAGCAGACATTCCCACGAACTACAAAATCCCAACTTATGGAACTCAAAAAGCAGGCGATTTTGGTAAAAGCATGGTGCTAGATGTTCACGAGTCTGCCGGTCAAACGCAAGGTAGTCGTTATCATCCGTACTTTACCGAGCAGGGTGGATTCAGTCCAACCGAATACGGTCCCGCTGAAAGCAGAATGCTGGACATTGCTAATGAGTTAGGAATCCCCGGTGGCATGGCGCAAGCTGGGCGATGGTTTGGCGGCGGGGAGTTAACAGGATTAAAGTCTCCAAGAGGAGATGCCTTAGATCTTCTTGAGCGTCAAGCTGCGTACACTATGCAAGGAATGGGTATCAACCCGACGCCGAAGAATGTGCGCGAATACATTCTCAAGATGATTGATACTGGCGAGGGGGTGCTAATGCCGTACTTCAAATCAACGCCGATGCCAGACTATCGTGTCGAAAAAAAGGACGGTGGCCTTGCCGCCCTGAACAGGAACTAAGATGGCAACCGAATTCCCCATCGAACAAGACTACGGTCGGAACGTACCGGGTTTGGCTCAAGGTGATCTGCTCCGACAAGACGCAGAACCGGAACTAGACATCAATCTGTCCGAATCCGAGATTGAAGAACTGCCGGATGGGTCTGCGGTTGTCACGCTTCCTGAAGGCCCGATTGAGAATCCTGACTTTTACGAGAACATTGCCGACACTGGTGACTCTCTGGAGATCGCTTCCTTCGCTCTGAGGTACATCGAACTCATCGAGAAGGACAAAGACGCCCGTAAGCAGAGGGACAAGCAGTACGAAGAAGGGATTCGCAGGACGGGTTTGGGCAATGATGCCCCCGGAGGGGCTACGTTTAACGGCGCTTCGAAGGTTGTGCATCCGATCATGGCTGAGGGATGCGTAGATTTCGCCTCCAGAGCCATTAAAGAGCTGTTCCCTCCTGATGGGCCGACCCGGACGAAGATTCTGGGTGAGGCAACGAAGGAGAAAACCGAAGTTGCCGAGCGTAAACGGGACTTCATGAACTGGCAGTTGACGGAACAGATCCCTGAGTTCTCAGATGAAGTAGAGCAGATGCTGACTCAACTGCCTTTGGGGGGTAGTCAGTACCTGAAACTTTGGTATGACGAGAGACAAAAGCGTCCTTGTGCGGAGTTTTTGCCGATTGACAACGTAGTTTTGCCCTTTGCTGCGACCAATTTCTATACGGCACAGCGGGTAACAGAGGTTCACGACATCTCGAACTACGAGTACCAGCAAAGAATCCGGTCTGGGCTGTACCGAGATACGTCTTTCATTCGTGCAACGATGGACCCAGAGCCTACTTTGGCTCAAAAAGCTACGAATAAGATTGAGGGAAAGTCAGAAAACGACAACGAAGACGGTGTACGGCGTGTTTATCACGTTTACACATGGTTGGAGATTGATTCTGACCCCTATACCAAGGGAGAACTGGCCCCTTACATCCTGATGATCGACGAACTGGAGACGGAAGTCGTCGGTTTGTACCGAAATTGGGAAGAAGGCGACGAAACGATGACGAAGCTCGACTGGATCGTCGAGTTCAAGTTCATTCCTTGGCGTGGTGCGTATGCGATTGGTCTTCCGCACCTGATTGGAGGGCTTTCTGCGGCCCTTACAGGCTCTTTGAGGGCTTTGCTGGACTCTGCCCATATCAACAACGCAGCGACGATGCTGAAGTTGAAGGGAGCGAAGCTATCGGGTCAGTCTCAACAGGTCGAAGTGACCCAAGTAGCCGAGTTGGAAGCCGCTCCGGGGGTCGATGACATCCGCAAGATTGCGATGCCGATGCCATTTAATCCTCCGAGTCAGGTGTTGTTCCAGTTGATGGGCTTTCTGACGACTGCTGCCAAGGGTGTAGTGACCACGGCAGAGGAAAAGATCGCAGACATCACCTCTAATGCTCCTGTGGGGACTACGCAGGCTCTAATCGAGCAGGGAGCGGCGGTCTTTTCGAGCATTCACGCGAGGCTTCACAAGTCCCAGACAAGGGTTCTGAAGATTCTTCAGAGGATCAACCGTTGGTACTTGGAGGATATGTCCAAGTCTGAGGACATGGTTGATCTGGACATCAAGAGGGAAGACTTTGCAAAAGTATCGGACGTTATTCCTGTCAGTGATCCTCACATCTTCTCTGAAACTCAACGAATGGCCCAGTCTCAAGCCGTTCTGTCGATGGCAGAGAAGAACCCGGACCTCTTTAATCGAAGAATCGTCATATCACGCTTCTTGAAGCAGTTAAAAGTCCCTGCTATCAACGAACTGATGACAGATATGCCCGGTCCTCAGAAGCAGGATCCTGCAAATGAGAACGTAGCGATGAGTATTGGTCAGTCAGCCTTTGCTTATCCCGAACAGGACCATTTGGGGCACATACAGGCTCATTTGGACTATGCAAAGAATCCTGTATTGGGCGGAAATCCGTTGATTGCTCCGAGTTTCCTTCCGAAAGCGATGGAGCACATTAAGCAGCATATAGCCTTGTGGTATCTGAACCGTATGGAAGGCTACATCCATCAATCTTTGGGTCAGAAACTAGAGGATTACGAGCTAATTACTGATCCGAGGCCGGTAGACAAGATGTTTGGGGCGGCATCTCAGCACGTTGACATGGATGCTGAACAGACTTTGAAAGGCATCATGCCGGTCATCCAACAGATGGTTCAGCAGGCTCAACAGTTTAAGCCTAAGCCTGATTTGACGCCTGACGGACAAGTGCTTCTCCAGACCAGTATGGCAGAGACCCAGCGTAGGACGGAACGTGATAAAGCCGAACTACAACTTAAAGGTCAGGAGATGCAGCAGAAACTCGAACTTCAGATGCTGGAACTTCAACAGAAACAGCAGATGGAGATGGAGGAACTCCAGTTGAGAATGGCAATAGCTACTGGAGATCAGGAAACCAAGGAGCGTATTGAAACTGCCAGATTGACAAGAGACGCTGCTAGGTTGAAACTAGATCAAGATAAAACAATTATTGATTACACAATCCAATAGGAGTAAGTGATGGCAACTTCAGATCAAGAGCAAAAAGGCATTTTGGTTCCTCAGCACAAGCGTTTGGCTGCTGGAGCACCGATTAACGGTCAGAGCCTTCAACCCAAAGGAGAGCAGAAAAAAGACAAGAAATGAAGACGGTCAACGATCTGATCGGCGGCATTAAAGCCTCACAGAGTGAGATTGCTCTGGCCCTTGCGACAGGAAGCGCGCAGACATGGGAGGCTTATCAGCGCATGGTCGGAACGTATCAGGGGTTACAAGACGCCCTTGATATTCTCAACAACCTTTTAAGAGATGACGATGAAGATGAATGAGCCGGTAGCTTCTAACGAAGCTGAACTTGCTTGGGCATTCCCGAGTGTCGATCCCGGTGCTACTCCCCTTGGTGGACGAATCCTTGTTCAACTGCGCCGCGCTAAGAAGAAGTCTCAAGGAGGACTGATTCTGGTGTCAGAGACAAAGGAGTCTGAAAAGTGGCAAAACATGGTGGCTAAAGTCGTTGCTATGGGTCCTTTGGCTTTCAAGCACAGGGACACGATGCAGGCTTGGCCCGAAGGTTCTTGGTGTGACTCCGGTGACTATATTCGCGTTCCCAAGTGGGGCGGGGATAGGTGGGAAGTTCCGGTAGAGGGCGACGAAGAACCTGCGTTGTTTGCCATTTTTAACGATCACGAAGTTATCGCAAAGGTAACAACTGATCCCTTGTCCATGAAGGCATTCGTATGAACGATCCTAAAGTAAAAGAGGATCTGAACATCAAAGAAGAGACTGACGGTTCAGCCGTTGTAGAGCTTCCTGATGATTTGGTTCTCAAAGAAGAAGATGAAGCCCCTGTAGGGAAAGCAGACGGGGGTGAGGTAGAAGACGAAGATCATCCTGACGATACCGAGGCTGTACGATCCGCTAGGCGGGCCAGACGCAGGGCGAAGAAGGATTTGATCAAACGGACGAACGAAGAGAAAGATCGTCGTCTGGAGTTGTTGCAGAGGCAGAATCAGGACTTGATGGAGCGTCTATCGGTAATCGAGAGAAAGACGCACAGTTCTGATCTGGCAAGGCTAGATAAGGCGATTGAAGATGAGGAACTGCGTCTTCAGTACGCCATGGCTAAACTGACAGAGGCAGGGAATCGTTCTAATGGTTCCGAGATGGCTAAAGCTCAAGAGCTTTGGTATGAGACTCGGGGTCGTGTAGAAGCCTTAAAACGAGCCAAAGAGCAAGCCGCAAGGACACAGACCCAAGAAACGGGTGCGGTGAATCCTCAACTGATGCGTCATGCCAATCAGTGGATGGAAAACAACTCTTGGTACGATCCTGCCGGAAATGACGAAGATAGTCAGATTGCAAAGATTATCGACCAACGTCTTCATAAGGAGGGTTGGGATCCTAATACCGAGGAGTATTGGGACGAACTAGATAATCGCTTGCAGAAACGATTACCGCATAGGTACAATGAGTATAACGAACCAAGGAGGAAGCCCAGAAGTGTAATTACTGGATCCGGTCGTGAATCATCACCGCGAGGAGGGAACTCGTTTGTATTGAGTCCCGAGCAGGTCCGAGCGATGAAGGACGCAGGATTCTGGGAAGACCCAGATAAACGCGCCCGAATGATTAAACGATACGCCCAAGAAGCACGAAGGAGCTAATACCATGGATTCACGCCTAAAGAAGTCTCTACACGCTGGCGGACGCGAAACTCGCGCAATCGAGGACGTAACCCGTTCAGATGATTCTCTCCATTCCACGCAGGAACGTCGCAAGATGTGGAGCGATGAGTGGACCCAATCAGCACTTCCAAAGACCCCGGAGATTCCGGGATGGCACTTGTGCTGGCTTTCAACCACCAATGGATACGACAGCATTGATAAACGTGCTCGGCTCGGGTATGTACCTGTGAAAGCAGAAGAGTTACCCGGATTCGAAAACTATCGTGTAAAAGCTGGCGAGAACACTGGTTTTGTCTCATGCAACGAAATGGTCTTGTACAAAATTCCTATGGATGTGTATCAGGACGTTATGTTGCACATGCACCATCATCTTCCCATGGAAGAGGCAGAGAAGGTTCGGTATCAAGCCGAGCAAGCTCAGGGGCGAGACAGCCGAGGAAAGTCTCTCGGTCAGGTTGAGGGTGAAGGCTTTGGAATGCTGGATGAACCAGTCAAAACTCCCGTATTTACGGGGTAACCAATCAGGAGTTAGCTATGTCTGCTACTAGTGCTCCGTTTGGCCTTCGCCCTGCGTTCCATCCTAGTGGTCTGGATCGCGCTCAGGCGCTTGCCAACGGCATTCAGGCGGTATCGACGAGCGGCAATGTGTCCGCTGGTTATGCCACCACGATTCTTAAAGGTCAGCCGGTCAAGATGGACACCGGCGGTTATATTGTTGTCGCTGCTGCTGGTGATGCGTTCCTTGGTGCCTTTGCGGGCGTCGAGTGGACGGATTCCACTGGCCGTCGTCGCGTCTCGAACTATTGGCCTGCTAACGAAAGTTTTCAGGTTGGTTCGGTCGTAGCGTATTTCTACGACGATCCCAATATCGTCTATGAGATTCAGGCTGACGGTACGCTGGCTCAGACCTCGGTTGGTGACGAGGCTGATCTGAGCAATACGACTGCTGGATCGACGACTACGGGTTTGAGCCAATGCACTCTGAGCACCACGCTTGTTGGTGCTAACGGTGAGGCTCAGATGCGGATTGTCGATATTGCTCCGTATCCTGACAACGATTGGGGCGATGATTACGTCATTGTTCGCGCCAAGATTGCTCAACATCAATACGGCCAAGTTCGTGTCTCCGGCACGAATTACACGCCGATTGCCGTATAAGGAGGGCTAGATCATGGCAGCCCCGATGCGTAGTACCGATTTTCGGTCAATTGTCGAACCTATCCTGAATGAGTGCTTTGATGGTGTTTACGATCAGCGCACTGACGAGTGGAGCCGAGTGTTCCGCGAGCAGGAAGGTATTCCCCGCAACTACCACGAAGAACCCGTCCTGTACGGTTTTGGCGCGGCTCCTCAACTGCCTGATGGCACTCCGGTGACCTATCAGCAGGGTGGAGTTCTGTTCCTCAAGCGTTACGTCTACAAGGTCTATGGTCTGGCCTTCGCTCTGACGAAAGTGCTTGTTGAGGACGGCGACCACATCCGTATCGGTCAGGTTTACGCCCGTCATCTGGCTCAGTCGCTGATTGAGACCAAAGAGACGCTTTCTGCGAACGTTCTGAACCGCGCCTTCAACTCGTCCTATCCGGGCGGTGACGGTGTTGCTCTGAACAGCGCCTCGCATCCTATCGTTAACGGTACGTTCAGCAACCTTCTGACGACTGCTGCGGTTCTCTCGCAGACTTCGCTGGAACAGATGCTGATTCAGATCCGTCAAGCGGTAGACAACAACGGCAAGAAGATCCGTCTGGTGCCCCGTCAGTTGGTTGTGGCTCCCGGCAACGTCTTCCAAGCCGAGGTTCTCCTGAAGTCCGTTCTCCGCGCTGGTAACGCGAACAACGACATCAACCCGATCAAGTCGATTGGCTTGCTCGACGAAGGTGCTGCTGTTCTGTCGCGTCTGACTTCTCCGACCGCATGGTGGGTTCAGACCGATGCTCCCGAGGGCATGAAGCTCTTGATGCGTCGTCGTCTGGAGAAAACCATGGAAGGTGACTTTGAGACCGACACCATGCGCTACAAGGCGACCGAGCGTTACGACGTTGGGTTTACCGACCCGAGGGCGTTGTACGGCACTCCGGGCGCTTGAGGTTTAATGGGAAAGTATGCGGTGTCGGCACAGTGCTGACCCGCATCCCATAAGTCGTTCAACAGGGGAATCAAATGGCAAATCTGCTCGTAACGCGATACCCAAACGGTATCACGAACGTGGGAGAGGATTCGCCGTTTGCCGATCTGGGGATGCCGGTTCCGACGTTGTTTCACACCTACATGGAAGACTTCGACTATTACGTCGCAGGCGATTGGACGGTGACTGAAACTGACGCTGGTGCTACTCAGGCATTGACGGATGGCGACGGTGGTCTGCTTCTTATTACTAATACAGCGGCTGATAACGATCTGGTTGCTCTTCAGAAAAAAGGCAATTCGTTTACCTTTGCATCTGGAAAGAAACTGTGGTTTGAGGCTCGCTTCAAAGTCAGTGATGCAACGCAGTCAGATCTAGTAATGGGTCTGCAAGTTACTGACACCACGCCTCTAGCGGTGGCAAACGGTGTTTTCTTTATCAAGAACGACGGTGCCGCTACGGTTAACCTTGTTCTGACGAAAGCCAGCACCAGCACGACGAACTCGTCGGTAGCAACGATGGCAGATGATACTTTCATCCGCTTGGGTTTCTACTATGATGGTTCAGCGATGTCGTACTTCGTGAACGGAGTTCTGAGCGGCACTTCTGTAGTGACCAATCTGCCTCTGTCAACCACGAATTTGACGATTTCGTTTGCGCTGCAAAATGGCGAAGCCGTTGCCAAGACCATGACTGTTGATTACATCTTCTGCGCGAAGGAGCGGTAATCATGGGCCAGTTCAAGCCGATGGTTAAGATGATGACCACCGAACCTTCAGTTGAACTCAAACTGAAGAAAGGTGGCACCGTCAAGAAGATGCAAGCCGGTGGTATGTCGGGTCTGGGGACCATGACCGCAGAACCCTCTATGCCTGCGCGTGGGGGTATGGCTCCTGCTATGGCTCCGAGGCGTCCGTCGATGGCTGCTCGTCGTCGTGCGATGATGGCTATGCCTGCTGCTGCTGCTCCGGCGGCTCCGGTGGGTATGGCGGGTCGTATGATGAAAGAGGGCGGGGAATCGAAAGCCTCTCACAAGGCTGAGATGACCAAGATGGCAAAGACCGCCAAGGAACTCAAGAAGCATGAGTCCATGCCTGCCAGTAAAGCTCATAAAGGCTTGAAGACGGGTGGTGTGGTTTACGGTCAAGGTGGGTTTAAGGGTGGTGGAATTATCGAATCCAAGAAAGGGGAGACGATGATGCACACTGCCAAGCCTGACCATTCGCCCGCCAAGACGGAAGGCGTAAAGATGGGTAATGCCGGTGGTTACAAGACCGGCGGTGTTGCCAAATCTAACGCTGGCGGCTACAAAAAGGGTGGTGCTGCAAAAAAGCACTACGCTACGGGGGGAGTTGTTGATAGCGGTGCCCCTGTAGCGATGCCCCAAGGCCGCAAAAAGCCGTCTACGCCTGTAAGCATCAACCAGTTGTCTGGCACCTTCAAAAAGGGTGGCTCGGTAACTCCTGCTGAGGCTCGTCTACTAAAGGCGAACAAAGCAGAGAATGCAACTGCGATGCGTCAGGCGAAAGCCTATAGCAACGAGGTCTACAGTAAGTACGGTCGCAAGATGAAGGACGGCGGTTCGTCAGATCAGCGAACGGCAGAACAAATCAAGCAGGATCGTCTAACTGTTGCAGACCCTCAAGCTACTGCTGCACAAGCGCGACGAGGTGTTGAGGATGCTTTGAATCCTCTTGGCATAGTGAAAGAGCTATACCAAAAGGGTAAAGAGTACTTCACTAAGCCCAAAACTGTGACCGAGACAAAAGAATCGGTAACAGTCTCAAAGAAGCGCGGCGGCAAGGTGTGCTAGAGACGGGGGCTTCGGCCCCTGTCTTGTTTAAGGACTAACATGAAAGTACAGATTCTTTCTCAAACTGGGTCTGGGTCAACGGATCCTGTTGTCGTTAACACCAACACCAATCCTACGAACATCGGCTTCGGGGTGATTGTCAGCGGTGTTGTCAACTATACGGTTGAGCATACGTTTGACGATCCTGCTGTGGCGTTCTCAACGTGGTTCCCTCATCCGACGGTAGCTGCAAAGACTGCAAACTTTGATGGCAACTATGCGTTCCCTGTGACGGGAATTCGGTTGACGGTGAACTCTGGTGCTGGCAGTGCAACGCTCAAACTGATCCAAGCGGGTATTGCATGAGCGTCGGATTCGCCAGTGTTGCGAATTTCGGATACACCTACCCCGGTACGGCACTAGGCGTTGTAACAAACGTCAGTGATGGTTGGGGTACAGATGTAGGTGGTAGCACGACCATTGTGTTGGGTGGTGTTACGCCTACAGACTATTTTATTGAACTAGAGGACGATAGTGGGTATGTTTTGATGGAATCCACTGGCGGCATCCTCTTGGAGATTTCGTAATGGCTAATACGAAGATTTCAGCGATGACCGCAGCGACGACCCCTCTAACGGGGTCGGAGACTATTCCTCTGGTTCAGAGTGGTGCAAACGTGCAGGCGTCAGTTCTGCAAGTAACCGCCGCAACGTATGGAGAGATTTATGTTGCTAGTGGTGCTGTAGCTCAGACCCTGACGAACGCAAACACTTACTATAAGTTGACTGCGTTTACGACAGATGGTCTGTCTAACGGGACGACTCCTCAAGCCGCAAGTGATTCCGTAAGAATTGACATTGCTGGTGACTACCTGATTCAGTTCTTCATTACGTTCTCAGACTCAAACAACAAGACGTTTTCGTTTCGGTGCTACAACGAGACGACTGCTTCAGCGTATGCAAATACAGTAGTGAAGTCTCATTCGCACTCTACGGACCCCATGTTTATTGCAGTGAGTGCGTTTGTAAGTGCTGCTGCCAATGATGTGTTGATCGTTCAAGCGTCTTGCGATTCGGCTGGAACCGCGATTACGGTAAGTGACGGAAACTTTGCGATCCTTCTTCTGAAGGCTGCATGATGCCTGCCAAGACCAAAGCTCAGTTTCGGTTGATGAAGGCCGCTGAGAACAATCCTGCCTTTGCGAAGAAGGTAGGAATTAAGCCCTCTGTAGCCAAAGAGTTCACTGAATCTAACGTGAAAGGTAAGGCATATGGAAAGCTCCCCGAGCACAAAGCTGATGGCGGTCCTTCGCTCGCTGTTGGGCGCGGTGAAAAACTTCCGGTTTCGCAAGGGGCAGGACTCACCGCCAAAGGAAGGGCCAAGTACAACCGGGAAACCGGATCAAACCTGAAGGCTCCTCAACCGCAAGGTGGGAAGCGTAGAGACTCGTTCTGTGCCAGAATGGAACCTATTGCTCGGGCCAGTGAAAGAGGGTCTCGGGCCAGAGCCTCGATGAAACGGTGGAACTGCCCTTCTTGGTGATATATGCCCTACTCAGGAACCGTTGGCACAACCGTTATAAACACTCAGAAGCTTATTGACCATGGTGCTAGGCGCTGTGGAAAGCTTGCCGAGGAACTAACGTCAGAACAGGTTCTTAGTGCGAAAGAGAGCCTGTTTTACGTCCTGTCGAACCTTATCAACATTGGCATTCAGTATTGGGCCATTGAGAAGAAGGTTTACGGTCTAAAAGCCGATCAGTACGTCTACAAACTTCCTGTAGGGGGGAATGATGTACTGAACGTCATGTACCGGCAGATGAATCGGCCTACTCCTAATGACACTGGAGATTACACAACCAGTGCCGGAGGAGTCGTAGAGAACGCTTTCGACTCCAACATTGACACCTTGTGTACCCAGACCTCTACAAACGGCAACATTGCAGTAGATTACGGTACAGACAACCCTGTTTACGTTGGTTCTATTGGGGTTCTGCCGGGTGTTTCGGGCACTTTTTCGGTCATTTTTGAGTATTCCGCTGATGGAATCACTTGGAATACGCTGTATGACCCCGGTGCAGAGGTTTGGGTAGACAATCAATGGCTTTGGTACGACATAGAACCCGGTCAAACGGTTCAGTATTACCGAATTCGGATGACTGGAGGGGGTACTTTGAGCCTCCGAGAGTTCTATCTCGGTAATAACTCTACTGAGATCCCGATGGCGAGGTTGAATCGGGATGATTACACGAGTCTGCCAAACAAGAACTTCACTGCAAACCAGCCGTATCAGTATTGGTTCAACAGAACGATCCCTCAAGCAGAGATCACGCTGTGGCCGGTGCCTAGTGACCCATTCATTCAGATGACGGTTTGGTACTCCAGACAGATCATGGACGTTGGATCCTTGTCTGGCGAGCTAGAAATCCCTCAAAGGTGGTATCTGGCTATCCAATCCCTGTTAGCCCACCAGATGGCCCTAGAACTGCCGGGAGTGGCTACTGATCGCATCAGTTATCTTGAAGGCCAAGCAGAGAAGTATTTGGTTCTTGCAGAGAATGAAGAGCGCGACAAATCTCCGATTTATTTGACACCCGGCGTTCACGTTTACACAAAATAGCCATGCCACGCTTCTTAGACACCCGTGGCAACTCAGACATTGCAATTGCAATTTGTGACAAATGTCGCATGAAGAGACCGCATTCAGTAATGAGGCCAGACCCGAACTTTCCGGGTTTGCAGGTATGTGATCAGGGGTGTGCGGATGAGTTCGATCCTTATAGGCTTCCTGCAAGAAAGACGGAGAGGATCACGATTCGGTTTCCCCGTCCTGACGTAAGTGTTGCAGTCGATCCGAATGAAATCATTACGACCGGAGATGGTCAGTATGTGATTTCGACTCAAGAAAGCACACAGATGCCGGAAGATAACGGTAACGTTGATGGAATCAGCCAGCAGCCGTAGCCATGCCAAATGTAACGATTACTCAGTTGCCGCAGGCTCTGCCGTTAGATGGCACCGAGTCAGTCCCTATTGTTCAAGGTGGACAGACTAGGCAGACCACGACAGGGGCTATCGCTAACGCTCCGACTCTGAATCAGACCTTCATTACGGTCAATTCAGAACTGACGCTTCCTAATAGTAGGTATCTCTCTACAAGCACCGGGTTGGGCCTAGATGATGGTGGGGCGCAGTCTTACTATCGGCTGACCCTAAACGGGGCTTCTGGGAGCCTAGAAGCGGCTCTGACGGGCATTATTGCCAAGACCAACTCCAACACCGTAGCGGCCAGAACTTTCACGGTAGGTTCTGGGCTAAGTATCACGAATGGCAACGGGGTAGCAGGAAACCCTCTATTGGAGTTAACCGGGCCTGTTCTGAGTTTAGCAAGCCTCGCATCTACGGGGATCCTTTCAATAGGAGGGGGTTCTGTTAATGCTAGGACGTTGTACGGGACTACAAACCAGATCACGATTACCAATCCTACGGCACTGGCAGATCCGGTCTTTGCGATAGCTAATAACCCTGTCATACCGGGAAACGCCGGAATCAGGATTCCTCAGGGAACTACAGCGGAGCGTCCTGCCAATCAAGATGGTTGGCTGAGGTATAACACGGACACAAACGCCTTCGAGGTATACGAAAACGGGGCGTGGTCAAATCTTCCTACCGGTGCTGTAACCTTGATAAATACTGGCACCGGATTGACGGGAGGACCGATTACCAGTACGGGGACGATCTCGATAGATTCAACCGTAGTGACGTTGACTGGCTCCCAGATTCTTACAAACAAAACGATCAGCGGAGCAAGCAATACTCTTTCAAACATAGCGAACTCATCACTTACTAACTCGTCGGTCACTTACAACGGAGTGGCGGTAGCGTTAGGGAGTTCTGGAACGATCACCGCTACTACGACGAATGCTCTGACGGTCAGTACGGGGCTTCAGTTAAACAGTGGGACTACGTTTGATGGATCGGCGGCTAAGACGATCAGTATTGACTCTACGGTTGTTACCCTGACTGGTTCTCAGATTCTTACGAACAAGACAATCTCTGGAAGCACTAACACGCTTTCAAACATTGGTAACTCATCCCTGACGAATTCTTCCATCTCGTTTACCTACTCTGGCGGCATTTCTGGATCGGCTTCCGTAGCTCTGGGTAGTTCGAATGCTCTGTCTCTTTCAAGCATTCCGAACAGCTCTCTTGCCAATAGTTCGATTACGTTAGGAACCACCTCAACGTCCTTGGGGAGCACTTCTGCGGCTCTGGCGGGGTTGACCTCTGTCACAGTCACGCAAGCCCCTACAAGTGCTTTGCAGCTCGCTACAAAGCAGTATGTCGATGACGCAGTATCAACGGGTATAGATATTCACTCCCCGGTAAGGGTAGAGTCTCCTACGGCCTTAAATGCCACCTATACCGCCGGAGGTACAGCGGTAACGGTTACAGACATCACCGGAGCAAAGACGCTTACCTTTTCTTCTTCCCCCGGTCTGTCCGTAAATGATCAGATTGTCTTTAGTTCCACCGCTAATGGAATTACAGCAGGCACTGCGTACTATGTGTTCTCTGCTCCTGCAAGCAACCAAGTTACTCTTTCCCTGAGTTACAACGGCCCCGAGATCACGACCCTTACGAATGGTACGGGTTTGACTATTGGGGGTACGGTGAACGCAGGTGTTGGAGCGACTCTAACTAATGCAGGAACGAAAGCGGCGATTCAAATAGATGGAATCAATCTATCTGTCGGTAATCGGGTTTTGGTATATAACCAGACCAACGCTTACGAGAACGGTGTTTACACAGTTACGACGGTAGGAACGCCAGATCCGGGTGGCACGAACTGGGTTTTAACCAGATCAACGGACACCAACAAGTATCAACCTGACAGTACAAACGGATTAGGTCAGGGAGATTACTTCTTCGTCCAAGAAGGCAATACAGGGGCAGGGGAGTCGTATGTATTGACGACTGCAAACCCTCTGATCATTGGAACGACGAATCTGACGTTTACGCAGTTCTCTGCTTCTCAGGTTTACTCAGCGGGAACGGGGTTAACGCTCAGTGGTACGCAGTTCAGTTTAACGACACCAGTAACTGCTATAACAGGCGGGACGGGTCAAACGTCATATGCTACGGGTGATATTTTGTATGCCTCAGACGCATCGACGTTGAGTAAACTAAACAAAGGAACACAAGGATACGTTTTACGAGCCGGAGCAAATGCCCCAGAGTGGGCGGTTGTTTCCGGTGGAACGTTCTAAGGAAGAATCATGGCCGCAACTAACTACACTCCCATACAGCTTTACCATTCAACCACTCTTTCTGCTGTGCCGGTAAACACCAATCTAGTTGATGGTGAACTGGCTATTAACATCACGGATGGAAAGCTATATTACAAAGATAATTCGGGTGTCGTTCAGGTCATAGCCACAAAAGCCACCGGAACGATTGGCGGCTCAACTACTCAAGTCCAATATAACCTCAGTGGATCTTTGGCGGGTTCTGCGAACTTCACGTTCGACGGCACGACTGCGACGATCAACGCCCTGAACCTGACGAATGCTTTAGGTGCAGCATACGGAGGTACGGCTCAGAGTTCGTGGACGACTGGGGATTTATTGTATGCCAGTGGTTCTAATACTCTGGCAAAGCTAGGTATTGGGTTGAGCACCTACATTCTTACTTCAAACGGAACAATTCCGGGGTGGTCGGCTCCTTCTGCGATTTCTGTCAGTACGGCTACAAATCTGGCCGGAGGTGCAGCGGGTAGTGTTCCGTATCAATCTGGGGCGGGTGCCACGACCTTCCTTGCAATTGGGACGGCAAATCAGGTTGTTACCTCGACGGGAACGGCTCCCCAGTGGAGTTCGGGTCTGTCGATTACGACCCTGACGGCTTCTGATGCAGTCACCTTCTCAGCCACAACCCAGAACATTGCACTGGGGACTTCTCAGACCTCTGGGACCTTCACCGTAGGTGGTGCTTCTCAGACTGGCAATATCACCCTTGATCAGTCCACTAAAGCTCACACCCTGAACATCGGAACGGGGGCTACTGAGAACGCCACGACCAAGACGATCAACATTGGTACAGGTGGGGTATCGGGGTCTACGACGACGATCACGATTGGCGCGGCTACTGGAACGACAACGACGGTCAACGGGACGTTAAACGCCACCACGCTTGATCTGACCAACCTTGAAGTCACGAACATCAAAGCCAAGGATGGTACGGCTGCGATGTCGATTGCAGACTCAACGGGGGTTGTGTCGATTACTGCCAATCCGGTTCTGTCCGGCGGCACGCAAAACGGTGTGCCCTACCTCAACGGCTCCCAAGTCCTGACCACGGGTAGTGCGCTGACGTTTGATGGGACGAATTTGGGGGTGGGGACGACAAGTCCAAACTCTCCTGCTGGCGCAACTCAAGTTACGTTGCATATTAGCAATTCCACGGCAGGAACAAGCCCCGGTGTTCACATAACTAACGGTGATACTGGTACCAATCCGGGCGACGGGTCTCTTATTTTTGTAGGTAACGCAGCAACTAAGGGAACCACATCGTTAAATATCTACAATCAAGAAAACTCCCCAATTTGTTTTTTTACTGATACTACCGAAAAAGCCCGTATTTCTGCCGACGGCACCTTCCGAGTAAAAGGAGCCGGAACCGCAGGTAGTACGGATGCAGTGCAGTTCTCGGGGTCTGCTCCGGCGGATGCGATGAGGCTCACGAGCGGTGGGAGTTTGTACGTCGGGAGAACGACAGCGGCATGGGACGCCGACGAAAAGGTCTTAGCTGAAAGCGCAACCACGGACGCCCCCGCATTTGTCGGGTCTGTAACGGCTGGCGCAAACACTGCTGTGTATATTTCATGGAATAACGCAGACTCAGGCACCCGTGTTCACATGAGGTTTGCCGATAGCGCCGGGGGCAATGTTCGAGGCTCAATAACAAGCGATGGTGCAAACACAGCTTTTAACACCTCATCCGACTATCGTCTAAAAGATAACCTGCTGCCGCTAACCAATTCCGGCGCGTTCATCGATGCACTCAAGCCAAAGACTTGGACTTGGAAAGAATCAGGAAAGCGGGGCGTTGGTTTCATCGCGCACGAAGTGCAGGAAGTCTCTCCCGGCAGCGTTGTCGGTGAGAAAGATGCCGTGGACGCAGATGGCAAGCCTGTCATGCAAGCAATGGAATACGGGTCTGCCGAGTTCATCGCCAACATTATTGCTGAGTTGCAATCCCTCCGCGCTCGCGTAGCGCAACTTGAACAAGGAAACTAAAATGACCACTTATGTCTGGCTAGTCGAGTGGCTCCAAACCACTCCCACTGCTGCAAACCCGTCTGAGGCTGTCCTCCAAGTGGGATGGCGCTGCAACGCAACGGATGAGTCGTACACCGCTACGATCTACTCCACCTGCACTCTGCCTCCCGCAGACCCTGCCAATTTCACCCCCTACGCCGACCTGACTCAGGATCAAGTGCTTGGCTGGTGCTGGGCCAACGGGGTCGATAAGGCAGCAACGGAAGCGGCTCTGGCGCAGATGATTGCAAATCAGAAAAGTCCACCTGTAATTCAGCCGCCCTTGCCTTGGTTGAATGATTGATCCGGTTACTGCTCTTGCCACCGCAACGGCTGTTTTCAATGGCATCAAGAAAGCGGTGGAGATTGGTCGAGAAGCCGAGGACGTCTTTGGACAACTCGGCAAATGGGCCGGGGCAGTTGCCGACATTCAGGAATGGATGGGGCAGGATAAGAAAGTCCCTCTATTCAAGAAGCTCACTTTCTCCAAATCCGCGACCGTAGAAGCCTTTGATGCTTACGCTGCACAGGTCAAGATTCAGGAGATGGAGAAGACTCTCTACCACTGGTTCCATTATGGGCCACTACAGCATCTAGGAAGAGAGGGGTACATCGAGTTCATCCAGATGCGCCGGAGAGTCAAGGAACAGCGGGAAAAGATGATCTACGACCAGATGAGGAGGAGAAAGAAGCTAATCAGGAACGCCTCAGATGCCGGTTTGATTTTGGTCACAATCGGTCTAGGGGGGATCATTCTGTTCCATATAGTTTCTTACATCATCTCATCGTGGCCGAAATGAAGTACCTAATCTGGTTCATGATGGCTCTAGTTGTCATGATGTTCGTTCTGGCCGAGGTAGCGAAGTGATCGACGTATCCAAAACAATCGGAGCAGTTGCTGCCAGTGTTGCCGCTTTAGGTGGTGGGTATACGCTCGTAGATAAGGTCGGTTGGTTAGATAAAGCGATCATCGAGTGGGCACCGGAACACTTCCAAATCCCTCCTGCCAAGATCGGGGAACCGATTGAAGTGACGGTAGCAAGAATCAAGAAGCGGGATGACTGTTCGGTCGAGTCTTTTGTTCCAGCGGTGCGTGATGGGAGGGGCATGGTCCACGAGGCGGTGTCTTCAAACCCGAAGTTCTCTGGCCCTGCGAGTCCTGAGATAGATACTTTCACTTATACCTTGACGGTAAAGACCGACATGGCGGCGGGAAAAGCCACGCTTCTAGCCACAATTAAGTACAAGTGCCCCGAAGGGGATCGGGTAGTGACTTACCCCAAGCACAAGAACCTGACTTTTGAGTTGAGGGGATAAGATGCTTCCCATCGTTGCAGGAATCGTTTCTACGCTGATCCAGAACAATCTCCCGAAGGTTGCTCAGGCCGTTGTAGATAAAGGATTGGATTACGTTCAAGAAAAGACTGGCATGGAACTAAAGCCAGACATGAGCCAAGAGGACATAAAGTCCCTTCGTGAACGAGCCATGCAGCATGAAGAGTTCATGGTGGAACAGGCTAATAAAAACACCGCTAACGCCCGAGAAATGCAGATTGCTGCATTGGTAAACGGGAACATAGTTAGCAAGTCCTTTGTTTATGTTCTAGCTACTTTCTGGTCCTTGGTTGCTGCGAGTTACATCTTCCTGATCACGATGGTTCACATCCCAGAGGCGAACGTCAGGTTTGCCGACACTGTTTTGGGGTTCATTTTGGCTACCGTGGTGGCTACGATCCTGAACTTCTTCTTTGGGTCATCAGCGGGGTCTAAGGCTAAACAAGAGGTTCTGGAGGCCAAGAAATGAAAGAGACATGGGCCAGAGCCTTTGAACAGTTGATCGAGCATGAAGGCGGTTTTACGTCGGATGAAAGAGATCCGGGCAATAAGATGCCCGATGGCAGACCCGGTTCTACGAATCTAGGTGTAACGCAAAACGTATGGGAAGAGTACGTCGGTCATGAAGTCACCCATGAAGACATGAAAAGACTGACCAAAGCTGACGTAGAGCCGTTATACAAAAAGCAGTATTGGGACACCGTTCGGGGGGATGATCTTCCTTTTGGGATTGACTACATGGTGTTTGACATGGGGGTCAACTCAGGTCCGGGAAGGGCTGTCAGAACGCTCCAGAAGGCCGTAGGAGCTACTCCTGACGGAGTTATAGGTCCAAAGACCTTACAAGCTATACAAAGTGCTGATCCGCATGATCTGATTGAGAACTTCAGCCAAGCTAGACTAGAGTTCATGAAGTCTCTAAAGACATGGGATGTATACGGGAAGGGCTGGGAGAGGCGTGTAAACGAGGTTGCCACGCTCTCTGAAAGCCTTGCTCGGGTGTAATAAGAAAGGCAAAATATCAACTCCCTTAACCTGAAGGAGAATCCTGTGGAAAACAAAGAAACTATCAATATGCCGGTTCAATTGGTTAACGCTATCCTTCAATACATGGGGACTCGTCCCTATGTCGAGGTAGCTAACCTGATTGCTGGTGTTCAGCAGGTCGCACAAGATGCGGCCAAGCCAGAAGCGGAATAAAACAGACGATGGAAACGCAGGCGATCTTCAATGTAGTTGTTGGGATCGCCGCCTTCTTTGGCGGCTGGGTGCTCAACAACATCACGAAAGCCATAGAAAGGCTGGATACAGACGTTAGAGAGATGCCAAAGACCTATGTGACGAAGGATGACTATCATCGTGACATAGACGAGATCAAAGACATCTGTAAGCAGATATTTGACAAACTGGACAACAAGGCAGACAAATGACCTCCGCTATTAAGTCTGATCCTTCCAAGTGGAAACGAATCGTTTCTCAGGTCAAGGCGTCAGGTAAAGGCGGTAGTCCGGGACAGTGGTCTGCTAGGAAAGCGCAGTTAGCCACCCAGAAGTACAAGTCTTCAGGTGGAGGTTACAAAGGTCCGAAGAAAGCGGATAATTCGCTCTCAAAATGGACCAAAGAGGATTGGGGTACGAGGTCTGGAAAGCCCTCTACGCAAGGTAAAGAAGCTACGGGAGAGAGATACCTCCCCCGGCAGGCACGAGAGAAGCTAACCGCTTCTGAATACGCCGCAACGACACGAGCAAAGCGTGAGGGGATGCGGCGAGGTCAACAGTACGTCCCGCAACCCGAGTCGATCAAAAAGAAGGTGTGGTGATGTCTTATGTAATGACCTACAACAACTTGGTAACTGACATAGAGAGTTACCTAGAGCGTACCGACCAAGCTACGCTCAGTAAGATTCCTACCTTTATCGGACTGGCAGAACAAGTCATTGCCTCCGAGATCAAGTTCTTAGGAAACCTTGTTGTGGTGCAATCCAACATGGTGTCCGACCAGCCTGTCATTCAAAAGCCTGCTCGCTGGAGAAAGACTGTCTCTATGAACGTCACTATCAACGGCGAGAGGAAGCCTGTCCTTCTGAGGAAGTACGAGTACCTCCGTGAGTTCTGGCCGGATCCTACGGAAACGGGAGAGCCTCAGTATTACTGCGACTACAACTATGATCATTGGTTGATAGCACCGACTCCCGACGATGATTATGCTTACGAAGTCTTGTACTACGAGCGGATTCAGCCTTTAGATGAGTCGAACCAAACCAACTGGTTCACGCAGTACGCTCCGCAGGCTCTTTTGTATGGCTCTCTGTTGCAGGCGATGCCGTTCCTTAAAAACGATGAACGTATAGGAATGTGGCAGCAGCAGTATCTAGCCATTATGGAAGTTCTAAAGACCGAAGACGTTGCCCGGATTGGTGACCGTCAAGCCGTAGTGAGGGATTCATGAGCTTTGTAAACGTCTTTCCGGGGGACGTAATTGTCCCTACTGATGTCTCCTATCGGGATGTCACTTTATCGGCTAATACGACCCTTGCATGGCCTGTAAACGGCAACGCGACGGATGACTATGTAGCGAGGATCATGGATGTCACGGCTACTGCGGGTAGCTTGACTCTGAGGATGCCTCCTGCGAATCAGGCAAGCGTCGGAGAGGACTCGTTAGTACGGAACGTTGGTGCTACCACTTTTACGCTCGCAGACAACGCTGGGAACGTAATCAGCACGATTGCTGCTGGGGAATGTAAGTACGTCTACATCACTGACAACGCAACTGCCGCAGGCACTTGGGGGCTGATCGCTTTTGGTGTTGGGACATCTAATGCGGATGCTGCAACCCTAGCGGGTTATGGTCTGAAGGCGATTGCTTCGACCCTTAACCAAGCGTATTCGGTTAACACCTTCTCGTCTTCGTACACCGCTGTAGACACAGACAGAGCCTCTACTTACGTTTGGACGGGCGGTTCTGGGACGCTGACGCTTCCCTCGGCGTCTTCAGTTGGGAATGACTGGTTCTTTCTGGTACGCAACGGTGGAACGGGTACGTTGACGGTCTCTCCCTCGGGGGGGAGCCTCATCAACGGTTCGTCCTCGTTGATTATGCAGCCTGCCGACTCCGCGATGATCGTAAGTTCTGGAGCGGCATGGTTTACGTTAGGTTTGGGTAGATCAACTCAGTTTAACTTCACCCAACTAACGAAAGCGGTCACAACGGGAACCTATACTCTTTCTCCCAGTGAGGCGTCCAATGTGGTACAGAAGTACACCGGGACTCTTACGGGTAACGTCACTGTCAACCTTCCAGAGACAATTCAGGTTTATTACATCACTAACCAGACGGACGGTGGTGTATCAAACTACGAGATCACGTTCCAGACCGGAGTCGCGGGTGGTTCGGTAGCTACCGTACCTGCGGGTCAGCAAGTTATTCTTCTGTGTGACTCTGTAAACCTGTTGAATGCTTCTACGATTGCAGCCGGTGCGGTTAACGTTTCTTTGGCGAATGGGACGAACGCAGCGCCAGCTTTGAACTTTGCTTCCGAGACCAACACTGGCATTTATCAACCAATTTCTGGTGAGTTTGGAATTTCAATTCTTGGCACCAAGAGGTTTGGTTTAACAGCAACAGGTCTGACGATTTCGGGTACGGGAACCTTTACTCTTATTTCTGGTGGGTTGTTCACATGACCCAGAAGGTCTTTGCTCTTGATACCAAACCCGGTATCCAAAGGGATGGAACGGTCTTTGATAAGCCGTTCTATAACGATGGACGTTGGGTAAGGTTTCAACGAGGTCGTCCCCGTAAGATTCGGGGTTACAGAGTTATCTCCGACCAGATGCTAGGCCCATCCAGAGGAATCTGGGTGAATGCTCAGAACTCGTTTACGTCGATCTTTTCTGGATATGACAACGGCTTGGAAGTTCTGACGATTGATGACAATGGAGTCGGTGCCGGGATAGGTGAGTTCTCCCTATCAAACTTTACGGCATCTCCGTTGAATATGTGGCAATTCGATGGAATCTATGACGTAGGTGGGAACGGGTATCAAGCTATCGTTGCCCATCCCGGACAGAATCTTTCGGCTATAGATTCAAACGCAGACACTCCTGTGTTGATTGGGGATATTACTGGGACAACGATGTCTCAGGTTGGAGTGTTTACTGACTCTGTAACCACAACGAATCTCAGTCCTACCTTGACGTTGGCGGTTGCCAACCCTCTAATTGGAGCGGGGCAAACGATAACTGGGGCAGGTATTCCTGCAAACACGACTGTTGTTTCAGTTGTCAGTACGACGGTAACCATGTCGCAGAATGCAACGGCATCTGCAACGGTAACTGCTACTTTCAACAACAACGTTTCTGTCTCAGGTGGAGTGGTTTCACTACACCCGTACTTGTTTGTCTTTGGGAACAACGGCCTGATAAGGAACTGTTCCGCAGGCAATACAAATGACTGGGTATCCAGTGATGCCAACTCGGTAAACGTAGCCACAGGAAAGATCGTACAAGGGCTTCCAGTTCGAGGTGGATCTAACTCACCTTCGGGACTCTTTTGGAGCATTGATAGCCTTATACGGGTCTCCTATGCCCCTACTAATCTGGGTGTACCGGGGTCTCCAAACTTTGCTGTCCCGACCTTCTGGCGGTACGACATTATTTCGAGCCAGTCTTCGATCATGTCGTCTCAAAGTGTCATTGAGTACGACGGTATCTATTACTGGTGCGGGGTAGACAGGTTCCTTCTGTATAACGGAACTGTGAAAGAGATTCCTAACGCAATGAACCAGAACTGGTTCTTTGACAATCTCAACTATCAGCAAAGACAGAAGGTATGGGCGACCAAGGTTCCTCGTTTTGGGGAGATCTGGTGGTTCTATCCTCGTGGTAATGCGACGGAGTGTACGGACGCTATCATCTATAACATTCGTGAGCAGACTTGGTATGACGCTGGGCAGGCTCTAGGAGCAAGGCGAAGCGCAGGGTACTTCTCTCAGGTCTTTGCGTACCCTGTAGCAGCATCTTGGGCGACGCTACCCGAGACTGTTGTGTTCTCTGATACGTTCTCTACTGTCAACGGGTCTGAGTTCTTGTTCTTAGATACCTACAATACTCAGGTAGCTTTAAGGCAAGTTATCTCTGGATCTAACATCCCCACATCAACGACGGTAGTAGCTATCACCAGTTCCAACATAAAGACGCTGGGAGCGATTACAGGCGGTTCTGGCTATGTAGATGCTGCGTATACAGACGTACCCCTTACAGGAGGTGCTGGAGCCAACGCTACGGCAAATATCACCGTCAGTGGTGGCGCAGTAACGGCTGTGACCATAGTTCTGCGTGGTGCTGCGTATCAGATAGGAGATGTTCTATCTGCCAGTAACACGAACCTTGGTGGAACGGGTTCTGGTTTCCAGATACCTGTAACAGCGATATACGCTCAAGCCATAGAGATGTCGAATGCTGCTACGGGGACGGGAAGTGTGTCTCTGACCTTCTCTTTGCCTCCGAATCGTATCCAGATGTACCAACACGAGATTGGGGTAGATGCGATAGATGGGCAGAACGTAGAGGCGATTGAGTCGTACTTTGAGACAAACGAACTAGGATGGGTCGCAGGAGGCCCGTCTCAGCCCTCTATGGAGGGTGTGAACAAGTGGGTAAGGCTAGAGAGGGTAGAGCCGGATTTCCTCTTGGATGGGGAGATGGAGCTATACATTACTGGTCGTCCCTATGCTCAAAGTGAAGACTCAACGACCGGGCCTTATACGTTTGATGCGAACACGAACAAGATCGACATGAAAGAGCAACGTCGAGAGTTGAGGTTGAAGTTTGTATCGAACGTAGCCGGTGGTGATTATCAGGTTGGGAAAGTCATTCTAAACGCAGACTTTGGTGATGTAAGAGGATACTAATGCCTAGTACCCAATCACCTTTAGTTTACGACCCCAGATACCAGACGTTTGAGTCATGGGCTGCTCTTATGGTTGAACAGTATGCTGCTCAACAGTTAGAGATACCTACAGAACAGACAGACTGGAAGTTGTGGGGTAATGCGTTAAAGGCAATAGATGTGTTTGCTAACGAAGCCATTCCTCAAACGGATGACTTCAGTGATTGGTCTGACTGGGCTGCTGCCCTGTTATCAGCAGTGAATCCGAGAGTGTGATGCAAATGCTATCCCTTACTCCAGAAGAAATTGAAATACTGAATGCGGGGCTTGCCGGATTCAGGGCGCCAAGTTTTGTGGGGGATGCTAGAGCACCCGGTTTTCTGGCCGAAATGCCCGAATTAGAGGTTCCTTATAATCAAACTGAAGAAGTTGCCCGGTCTTACGTCCCCCCCCCTCCTCCTCCTCCTACTCTTACAAGAGAGCAGGCGGTAGACAAGATTGCCGGTCAGATTACAGGTCAGGTTAATAACTTAGGAACTAGTAAATATTGGCAGGGCGGCGCTATTGGGGCATTTGGAGGTATTGAAGGAACTGCTCGTTGGTTGGCCGGTCAATTGGCCGATATGGGTATTACGAGCATTGACCAGATTGGAGTGGCAGAACAAGGGGCGATGGAACCCAATTATGGCGTCGGGTCAAAACAAGCCCATCAAAATTATTTAGATTACAGCGGTGGAGCATATTTAGGGCTATACAATCGAGAGATAAATTGGAACGGTAAAAAATATTTTTATACAGGCGTCCAAGAAGGAAGCGGCGAAGATGCTTATACTGTTCCCGGATTAGTCCCAATTGAACCAATTGGTGAAGTATCAAAAATTGTTATCAATAAAAATACCGGCCAGCCTTTAGTTACGCCGGGTCATCAACATCAATATGCCGCAAACTGGGTATATCCAGATGGTTCCGTAATTTTTAGCGGATCTTATGCTGGTGGTGGCAATACAATGTTCAAGATGCAGTTCGACAACCAAGGACTGCCAGTCTTTTATAGTAAAGGAGCCTCTTCAGCAGATTTTGATATTAAAGACATAGCCCCGTTTGTAGCGATTGCCTCAATGATGATTCCCGGTGTAGGGTTGGCAATCGGGAATTTTATTGCTGGGGCTGCTGGAGTAACTGTTCCAGCGTCTGTTGCTGCTGGCCTAGGGTCGTTTGTTCTTACTTCTGCACTCACCGGAGATATTAAACAAGGTGCATTAGCTGCCATAGGAACAGGAGTGGGGGCCGTTATAGCGGGGGAATTAGCTAGTGCTGCTTCAGGAATATTTGAATCTAGTTCTGGTCAGAACTTTCTTGCGAACATTGGTGCTGCGGGTGCTCGTGCAGCAGTCATGGGGGAAGATGTTGGCAAGGCGATGGGAACTGCCGCCACTGGAGGTATGTTCAATCTTGCTGCCGACCAGATCCCCGGTTATGGGGATATTGCAGACCCAAAGCTAAAAGCTTCAATAGCCGACTCTATTACGACTGCTCTGAATACTGAGGGTAGTCTTTCAGACAAGCTTACTAACGCTACGCTTCAGGGTGCTATTACCTATGGTGCAAACAGCGTAGACGTAGATGGTAAGAAATTTGTCGATCTAAGTCCGGGCCAGAAAGATTTGGCTAGGACGTTTATTGCGTCCCAACTAACGGGTAAACCCTTAGATAAAGCATTGATTGATGCTGCAATCAAGAACACCAACCGAGAGTTAAGTTCTGCAATAAAGCAACCAACTCCTTTAGCGCCTGTAGGAGCAGATGAGTTTGGTGGAGAAGGTACTCCCCCCGCTCAACCGGCAGACTTTGGTTTTGGGGGAAGGGGTCCAAGGTTACCAACTGCGGAAGTGTCCCCTTTTGGAGATTTTGGGCCTTCAATCGTTAGAAGTGATCTGTCATTTCCGTCTGATCCCGAAGCGGTGGGGTATCAAAACTTCCCTCGTCTGTTAGGGAATACAGAACTGATTGACTGGGCCAAGTCTAAGGGTCTGTATCGAGATGATTTCACGCAATCAGATCTAGACAGATGGGCAGTCTTGTCAACATACGATAGGCTTCCTCCAGTTGAAGCTGTCATAAAAAATCCTTTTGGCCCGACAAACGTTGAACCTGCTCCTTTGGAACCGTCTCCTGTTCCAACGAAGCTAGAGCCTGTTGTTTCAACGCCTGCGGGGGAAGAGATAGCGTATCCGGGTTCTGGGGTTCAAAAGAGCATAGGAGAGGTTGCTGGCACTGTTTTAGTTACAGATGTATCCGCTCCGACGTTAGGAGATCCTTATGAGCGGTTTAGGTACGCTTTGCAGCCCGGAAGCGGTCCTAAAATTTGGCTGGAGTCAGAACTACAAGGACTTTACAATATCGTAGACCGAATGAAGGCGGCTGGAATTTCTGATGACATCATTGAAGAAACGTTATTAGAAGAACAGGCCAAAAATCCTAATTGGAGAGCAACTCTTTCAGCCTCAAAAGTTTCTATCGGAGAAGAAGGGACTCGTCCTGCTACCGGAGGAGATGTAGCGACAGGTGTTGCAATAGGAGAGTCTGCGACACCCCCAGAAACAGGTGGCAGATCTTTCATGGGGGCCGGATCTGGTCAAACCGGAGGGCTTCCTGTTTTCTCTTTGATTGCAGTTGATCAAGGAGTCAATACCTATGACATGAAAAACGGGTTTACGTTGTTTGCCTTCTCAGATGGCCGTCAAAAGGTTATGGACAACGAGACTCAGGTCATGATTGATCTGACGCCCGACGAGTCTAAAGAACTGCTTCCGAAGATCATGGAGGCAGATAGAAATGCAGCGCAACTTGCCGACAAGCCTGTTGAAGCAACAAAACCTGCCGATGTTCCTGCGGTACTTATTTCCGCTCCTGAAACAAAACCGCAAGATGCTGCGCCAGAAACAAAACCAGTTGACGTAAAACCAGTTGAAGTAAAACCGGAAGAAGTTAAGCCAGTAGAAGTAAAGCCAACAGAAGTAAAGCCAGCGGAAGTAACACCAGTTGAAGTAAAACCGGTTGAGGTAAAACCCGCAGAAGAGACTAAGGAAGAAACAAAACCAGCGGCTGCTGACACCAAGGCGGCAGAAGATAAAGATATTGCGGATGCTAAGGCTATTGCTGATGCGAAGGCAGCATCCGACCAATCTGCGGCTGAGGCAAATCGTCAGTTGGAACTAGCGGAGGCCGCTCGTTTAGCGAGGGACCGGGAAGCGCAGGCCAAAGCAGAAGCTGCTGCAAAAGAAGCGGCTGATGAAGCTGATAGGCAGGCGGCAATAGCTAAAGCCGCAGAAGAAAAAGCGGCTGCTGATAAAGCCGCTGCTGATGCTAAAGCCATTGCCGATGCTAAAGCGATTGCCGACGCAAAGGCCGCAGAAGAAAGAGCTGCTGCCGAGGCCAAGGCTATAGCAGACGCAAAAGCAGCGGAAGATAAAGCTATTGCGGATGCGAAGGCTATTGCTGACGCTAAAGCTGTTGCGGATGCGAAAGCATTGGCAGACAAAGCGGCTGCTGATAAGGCAGAGGCTGACGCGAAAGCCCTCGCTAAGGCCGCAGCAGATAAGGCTGCTGCTGACGCTGCTAAGTCTGCTTCAGGCGATGCAACGGGAAGCGCAACGAGTACAGCCGGAGGAACTCCTGTCGTTCAGACGCAGACTGCGGGTACTGGTGAAGGAGCCAATGCGGGAACTTCGACGGGTGGTGCAGATACCTTAACCGGAACTTCAACCGTTAGTGGTGGTGTAGCAACTGATAAGTTAACCGGGGCACAGACTGTTATCGGCGGTGGGGCCACAGACACCCTAACTGGAACCTCAACTGTTTCAGGCGGCGCAGACACTTCAACTGGGGCATCAACTGTTAGTGGTGGTGCGGATACCCTAACTGGAACATCAACGGTTACAGGTGGTTTATCTTCAGATGTAATAAGTGGAAATACAACTGTTCCCGGTGGGGTGGCTGGAACTTCAACAGTCACTGGGAACTTGGGCGTTGATTCTATAGTTCCCGGAGGTAGTGCTGTTCAGACTTCTCCAGTGATTACTGACGCCGACATTGAACGCATCGTTACTCGGATCACTATTCCTCCGGGGTTGACTGATGGTGATGTCAGAAGAATCGTTCAGAGCGTCGTTGATTCAAAGCCCAACATAACTTCTCCTGACGTAGAGACCATCGTAAGGCGAGTTATAGGCGCTCCTGCTGTTGTGGATGACCCTTCAACCCCACAAGACGAATCCAAGCCCTCCTCGGGCATCTTTGCGGTTTTTGAAGCGGGGCAACAGCCTCTTACCAAGAATATTGAAGACCTTGAAAAGCAAATCACAAAAACAGAGG